GACGTACACTATCTGGAACCAGGTGATGAGAAGGTTCAATGGTTCCTGTCAAGCGTAAGGAGACGTAAGAACGTGTATGACGACTGGGGTACAATGGACAAGAGGTGTTACCTTGCCACAGGTGAGGAAATGATTGCCTGGGGTTCACCTGTAGAAGCAGTGAGGAACACCGTGCGTATAGCCAACATGTGTGTCTCATATGAATTGCCCAAAGCCGAGCCAGTCAAGTTTGGTATCGACAATCCATATGAGACACTGGTTGACCTGTGCCGTAAGGGTTGGAAGAAGAGGAAGATACCAAAACAGAAGTGGGATGAGTATCGAGCAAGATTGTTTAGGGAGTTGGAGTTAATCAAGGAAAAGAACTTTGTTGACTATTTCCTGGTGGTTGCAGACATGGTACAATGGGCTAAAAGCCAGGGTATCATGGTTGGACCAGCCAGAGGAAGTGCAGCAGGTTCACTAACCAGTTATCTTCTAGGCATAACCGAGGTTGACCCAATTAAGTGGGATTTACTGTTTGAAAGATTCATTGATGTTAGCCGATATGACCCACCTGACATAGACATTGACTTCCAAGACAACCGTCGTGAGGAAGTTAAAGAATATCTCAGACAAAAATATGGAGTGGACAAGGTTGCTAACATTGCAGGTTATTCATTGTTCAAACCGAAGAGTCTATTAGACGATATAGGCAGGGTGTTCAAGATACCGAAGTCTGAGATTGAAGAAGCAAAGAACGAACTCATTGAGAACGGTGGAACCAAGGATGTCGAGGAGATTATTCAAGAGCGTTGGCCAGAACATAGCTACCTTGCCAAAGCTGAAGGTATGATTAGACAGTTGACCGTGCATCCTGCAGGTGTGATTGTAGCGAGTGACAAGCTGGAGAAATACACCACACTTGGTAGGGATGGAGTCATCATGCTTGACCACAGAGATGCAGAGTACCTAGGGCTAATGAAGATAGACGTTCTGTCACTGAAGACGTTGACTATACTAGATAATTGCCTGAAGGCAATAGGTAAGGACAGCGAATGGTTATACAATTTACCACTGGATGATAAAGAAACCTATAAAGCTTTTGCATCTGATGCCTTCCAAGGGATATTCCAATACGAGGGTGCTACCACTAAGAGAGTCTGTAAGCAGATTAAACCGACCAAGTTCCAGGAGCTTATTGACATTAATGCACTCTCAAGACCTGGACCAATGCAAAGTGGTGCAACTGATGCATACATCAACGGTTGGAGCGACGATATCCACCCAGTTGTAACCAAGCACACAGCCAGGAGCAGAGGACAAATACTGTTCCAGGAACAGATAATGAAAATACTGAGAGAGGCAGGCAACCTAGACTGGGCAGACGTAACAGCAGTCCGTAAGCTTATAACCAAGAAGCAGGGAGCTGAGAAGTTGGCAGGTATTAAGGAAAGGTTCCTGCAGGCATTCAAAGATAACCTAGAGCTTGGTGAAGAGATATGGCACAGGTGTGGAGAGTCTGGTGCCTATGGGTTCAACGTGGCACACAGTACCAGTTACACGTTCCTGGGGTACTATTGCATGTACCTAAAGGTACACTACCCACTAGAGTTTTATTGGGCTAACCTGGTAGCAGAACCAAATAATGAGAACCTATTAAGAGAGTATATCCAGGCTGGAGGCAAGGTGTATGGTGTCAAGTTTGGCAGGAGCAAAGCCACCTGGACAATCGACCGTGGAGGGTTACGAGCTGGCTACCTGACACTGAAGGGAATTGGACCAAAGATTGCTGAGAAGCTTGAACAAGGAGAAGAGCCAACAGGTAAGATAAGGGATATACTGGAGCAGGCTGGAGCCTTTGAACCAGAGGAAGGAGACTATGACTACCTGGGGTTGGAGAAACTCAAGAAGAAGTTGGAAATGGTTCCACAACGTGATACCATTGACAGTATTAAGCCTGGTGAGTATGTTCGCATAGCAGGCAAGGTTCTCAAGATGCAAGTGAAGAACTTGAGGGAGGTGATTGAGAGTCAAGGCAGAGTGTACGACGTGCGTGACCCAGAGTATGAGAAGTATGTTCATATGGAGTTAGCAGACGAGACTGGCACAGTGAATGTAACAATTAACAGATACAAATATGCCGACATCACCCTACAGGAGGAGTTGAATGGTATCACCGAAGACAGTATAGTGGTAGTGACAGGAGAGTACAACAAGCAATACCAGAAAGTCTATGCAGCGAGGGTGAGGGTAATGTAGGAGGGTGTGTATGGTAATATACAGAAAAGACGAATTCATTATTCTCAAGGCTTCAGAAGGGTTTATAGTCTATAATACAAAGAAGGAATGGGAGAATGGGCACAGCCACTTGAGGAGTCTCAAGGCAGCAAAGACGGCAATCAACTTGGTGCAGAAAGGCAAGCTACCGAGGAGCCGAGGGTTCTATTACTTAACCACGTTGCAGAGGATATCCACAGAAGAGGAGTACATTGAACGTATTGAGCAACTAAAGCAGACCAGGAAGGAAAAGGAGAGGAAACAAACCTACTACAACGTAAACAAAGGAGTTGCCAGAAAAACGACCTTGTAAAATGGGTTCTGTTGGGTTATCAACAGTGGGTGCAGGTTTTATACCTTGGGAAAGGCTTGCTTATAGGAACACTTGTCCTGTTGGGCAGGTTGTTCCTAGACCTGCAGACGTTTGTGAATATGTGGTAAAGGAGTGATGCCAAATGGGTCTGAGATACATCTCTATTGACCCTGGTTAGGTGAGACCGTGGGCTATAGTACCTGGCAGGGCAGGGAGAGGATAGACCAGGGGGAATTGGGGATTACAGACTTCCTAACCATGCTAGAGGGTATGGTTGAGAGGGGAGAGCTTGACCTGATAATCTACGAGGGTTATGCCTTACGCAGGAGCAGTGCCAAGGCTATGATAGGTAACGAGTTTGAGACACCACAGGTGATAGGTGTAATCAAGTGGATTGCATACAAGGCAGGCATACCGACGGTGAAGCAATCACCTGCACAGAAGAAGTTCTTTGGAGATGACAGGTTGAAGAAACTAGGATTGTACGACCGTGGGCAGAGACACAGCCGAGACAGTGTAAGGCATGCACTATATTGGCAGTTCTTCACAGCAGGAATAAGGGAGGTGAGTGAGTTAAATGAATAACACACTGACATGGAACCAGGTGCAGGAGGTTCGCAAGCTACTGGCTATGGGGTACAGGAATAAGGAAATTGCAACTATATATGGTGTGAAGCCGAACACCATTAGTGACATCAAGCGTAACAAGACTTGGAGTGGTGAGTTAACTAATGAGCAGGTGGCACGTATTAAACTGTTACTGAACAAGGGTGTGACAGTTGAGACTATTGCCGAGGGGTTCAAAGTACCAGTCAACACCATTGTACGTATCAGGAGGGGAGAGACCTACACCGACGTTGCACCTGAACCATTCGAGGGTGAGGAGTGGCAAGTGCCCGAACCTATGTTCTTGTGATTGCTTGGGATTGCTTCAAATTGCTTCAAATTGCTTGAAATCAGCAGTAATAAAATCGGTTTAAATTGAAATTTCATCCTCCCACTAAAATGCTTTTCAAAAATATTTTCATCGCAAGGCATTTGTGAAAATTTCAAAATCAAAAATGGGTGGGGAGGAAGATTTTTGGTTTTAAGCCGACTTTCCATGTAGCCCAGTAATACCAGGCATTATAGCAATTATTTTTATCTTTTGAAACCGATTTTTTGTGTATTAGACACCTGAAAGAAGGTTTTTACAACAAAAATTCACCTTGTTTCAAGGTGAATCAAGGTGAATCAAGGTGAAAAATTCAAGGTGTTTCAAGGTGAATCAAGGTGAATCAAGGTGAATCAAGGTGAATCAAGGTGAAAAATTCAAGGTGTTTCAAGGTGAATCAAGGTGAATCAAGGTGAATCAAGGTGAATTTTTTACGAAGTTTTAACAAGATTACCCGACGTTAGGTTTAAGTGATAAAAACCGAACCTGAAATTCAGCCAAATTCGACCAAAAAAGGGGGTTTTGTTTTTGGTTAAGAAGAGCATTAGCGTGTACCTAGATAAGGATATCATTAGGGCATTAGAGGAGCGAGCCGAGGAACAGGGGATGTCTGTAAGTGCCTTATGCAGGGGAATCATAACCAGGGATGTTAGAGGACAGCCACGACATGAACCTGAACCAGCCAAGGCTTGCCCAAACTGTGGTAAGACCGTAGGAGAGAGGGATGAGGATGGACAACAGATATTCTATCTGTTCCCTAATGGCACGTGGCGTTGTACGAATTGTGGAGGTGAAGGTGTATGGAAGAGCTGAAACGTTGTACCAGGTGGATTAAGAACGACAAGCTACGAGCCTGGACAGAGGAGTGCCTGCAGAAGGCACCTGACTACTTTTGGAAGATACCAGCCAGCAGCACAGGTAAGTACCACCCAGAGTTTGCACAAGGGGAAGGAGGGTTAGTGAGGCATACCAGAGTTGCAGTGTACATTGCATTGCAGTTGTTTGACCTTGAGAGGTTCACACCACTGGAGGAGGACATTGCTATATCAGCACTAATTCTACACGACACCTGCAAACATGGGCTGGAAGGAGCAGACCACACGGTATCAGGACATGGCAGGATTGCCCAGGAACTGTACTGTAGTGATGCACCTGAAGGTTCCGTCAGGTGGAAAGTTGGCAGGTGCATAGCCAGTCATATGGGTAACTGGAATACACCCAGACCAAGCGACGAACTGGAGTGGTTTGTGCATTTATGTGACTTCCTAGCTAGCAGGAAGTGGGTACAACCAAACCTTGATAAAATTAATTGCTAAATATAGGGTTATGTCAAGAAATAGTGGATATAATTAGATAGAACTGGAAGTCTACACTTTATGTGGGCTTTCAGTTTCTAATTCAACAATGTAAGGAGGTTAATCAATGAACAGTAAACAATTAGTAGAGTCTTACCTGCACAGAAAGACCTGGATGGTGGAAGAGAACAGCAATGCACCTTTTAGCTTTGGTGCCATGCAAAGGTACTTTGGAGAAGAGGTTGCGAAGGAGTATTGGCTGAATGTGGTGTATCCAAGTGAGATAGCTGATGCCCACAGGAGGGGTGATTTTCATATCCATGACCTGGGAGGGTTGACACTGTATTGCTGTGGTTACAGCCTGAAACAGATTATCCAGAAGGGTGTTATGGGTATACCGAATATCCCACGAAGTAAGCCAGCTAAACACTTTGCGTCAATCATCAACCATATCGTGAACCTGGCAACTATATTCCAGAATGAGATTAAGGGAGCAGTTGCCTTCAACAGTGTGGATACCCTATTGGCACCGTTTGTGAGAATTGACAATTTATCATTCGAGGAGACCAAACAGAACCTACAGAACTTAATATTCAGCCTTAACTCAAACAGCAGGGTTGGAGCCGAGCCTGCATTCACCAATATGACATTCGACCTAACACCACCAAGAGACCTAAAGAATGAAAAAGTGTGGGTTGGTGGGGAGCAACTTGATTTCACCTATGGAGAGTGCCAGAAGGAAATGGACATGATTAACAAGGCATTCTTTGAACTCATGCTTGAGGGTGATGCAGATGGAAGACCATTTGGCTACCCAATACCGACATATAATATTCATAAGGAATTTGACTGGGACAATCCCAATCTGCAGGGGTTATGGGAGATGGCAGGTAAGTATGGCTATCCGTATTTTGCCAACTTCATAAATTCTGACCTACAGGTGGAAGACGTGCGTAGCATGTGTTGCAGGCTGAACCTTGACCTTAGAGAACTCAAGAAGAGGAATGGAGGTTTGTTCGGTAGTGCAGACAGCACAGGTTCTATAGGTGTGGTTACCATTAACATGCCACGTATTGCATACGAGAGCAGGGGTGACATGTGGTTATTCTACGAGTTACTGGAGGAACGTATGGAGCTTGCCAAGGAGAGCTTGGAAATCAAGCGTAAGTGGTTGCAGAAGAACATTCTGGACACTAATGCCATACCTGCATACATGGAATACGTGGGAACACTGCATAACCACTTCTCCACAATTGGAGTCATTGGCTTAAATGAGATGTGTGAGAATATGCTGGGTTGTGGTATCACAGATGAGAGAGGTAAGGCTTGGAGCATAGAGGTTCTACACTTCATGAGAGACAAGCTGTCTGACTTCCAGGAGGAAACAGGCAACTTCTACAACTTAGAAGCAACACCAGCAGAAGGGTGTACGTATAGCCTTGCTAAGAAAGACCTGGAGCAGTACCCAGATATCATCACCCAAGGAACCGAGGATGCACCATACTACACCAACAGTTGCCATATGCCAGTGTATGAGGTAGAGAGCGTGAAGCAGTTAGTTGACCACCAAGATGACCTGCAGGTGCTATTCACAGGTGGAACCGTTGTCCACTTCTATCTTGATGGACCAATTTCTGCAAGACAAGCCAAACACACGGTTAGAACAGTGTGTGAGAATTACAGATTACCATATATCAGCCTTTCTCCAGTAAATGCTTTCTGTGACAAGCACGGTATGGTTAATCACGACCATGGCAAGTGTGTTATCTGTGGTAGTGAGGTGGAACTATACCAAAGGGTTACAGGCTACATCAGGAAAGTACGATATTTCAACAAGGGCAAGAAGAGTGAATTCAGAGATAGAAGGCAGTTGGTGTTGGAATGATGATAAGGCACAAGGGAATTGAACACACCGTGTATGGTGAGGCACCATTCCTGGCAGCAAGAATATGTGCCATAGGATGCAGCAGGGGTTGTCCAGGGTGTCATAATGAACAACTCAAGAACGACGACTCACTCATTAGAACACAGGAGGTACAAGAAATCGTTGAAGAGGTTCATAGCAACTTCTTCAACGAGGGGCTTGTACTGGGGGGATTGGAGTGGACAGAACAGCCTGCAGAAATGCAGGCACTTATTCATGCATGCAAGGAAGCAGGGCTACAGGTGATGTTGTACACAGGCATGACAGAGGAGCAGTTCATCAAGAGGTTTGGCGAACCAGATGGTATATGGGTAAAATACGGTTCTTATGTTCCAGGAGGGGAGCCACACGAGATGTATGGAGTCAAATTAGCAAGTTCCAACCAAATAATCAAGAAATATTTCTGAATTTGATGAAAAAGTATGTGCTTTTTCTCTCAAGATAGGGTATAATATAATTAGGGGTAGTATGGAAAAAATTGGCTTTGTCCTTGTGATAGAGAGAACCGAAGAGAATAGCTGAGAAGAGGGGGGGGTAGATGAAGATGATAGGGTACTCCCGAAGATGCAAGATATGTAACTCACCTCATAGAGCGACTATTGAGGAATGGATGACCAGTGGTGGGATGACATTGGTAGAAGCAGAGGAGCGAAGTGTCAAGGAGTTGGGGGAGTTCTTCAGCAGGACATCTATTTGGCGTCATATGAAAGACCACTTTGTAAGCAAAGAAGACATCAAGAAGGTGTACACAGATAAGAAGGCAGAAGAACTTGCTAAACTCAAGGAAGAGGAATTTAATGCAGCACAAGAGAAGAGCAGGTTGCTGCAAGCCAAATACGTAGAGGGCAATCTGACAGAGCTTGAGAAACTTGACGACATGATTGAGAAGGATTATACCTTGTATGTGCGAGCCGTTAAACTCATGAATGAAAAGTTGGATAACAAGCAAGCACCCAGGTCATTGGTTGACTTTCTGAGAGTACTAAACACCAACATCAACACCAGTTTGAAGACCAAGGCAGAGTTACTAGGAACTGATGCTGAAAGCAGGAAGGCAAGTGTGCTGGAGACCTGGATTGACATAATAGAAAGAGTGGATATTGATGATTAGCACAAGTGCAGCAAGAGCAGTGCTGCAACGTGCCCAGCAAGACCCAGAATGGTGGGTAAATAATATATTAGGTAACAAACTATGGAGTAAACAACGGGAAATCATCAATTCAGTTAGGGATAATCAAGAAACCGTTGTAGCCAGCTGCCACGGTGCAGGTAAGAGCTTCACTGCAGCAAACGTTGCACTGTGGTATTTGTACAATCATAGGCCAAGCGTGGTGATTACCACAGCACCTACAGACCGACAGGTGAGAGGTATTCTGTGGAAGGAGATTAGGTTGGCACACAGTAGGGCTAGAATTCCTCTAGGAGGTAAGCTACTTACCCAGGAGTTGAAGCTGGACACCAACTGGTGGGCATGGGGCTTTACAGCACCAGAGTATGACCCAGATAGATTCCAAGGTTTCCACGAAGTTAACATACTTGTTATTGTAGATGAGGCAGCAGGTGTAAGCGAACAAATATATGAAGCAATTGACGGTGTTCTTACAAGCGAACATTCCAGGTTGTTACTGATAGGAAATCCAACCAATGCAGCAGGCAGGTTTGGGCAAGCATTCAAGACACCTGGTATAAAGAAGTTCAACATCAGTGCATATGACACACCGAACTTCACGGCCTTTGGCATAACCGAGGAGGACATTGCTAACGGAACTTGGCAAGACAAGATTACAGGTGAGTTGCCAGCACCGTATCTAGTAACTCCACAGTGGGTTGCCAAGAGGTATCAGAGATGGGGCAAGGACTCACCACTATACCAGGCGAGGGTATTAGGGCAGTTCCCAGAACAAGGAGACGACACACTAATACCGTTGAGCTGGATAGAGGCAGCAGTGAAGAGGGAGTTGGAACCTGGAGAGCCTATAGAATTAGGTGTAGACGTTGCAAGGTATGGACAAGACGAGAGTGTTTGGGTTATAAGACGAGGTTCTGTAGCAAGGCTATACTTGACTAAGGCAATGGGTGATACCATGGAGACAGCAGGACTGTGTGTTAAGAGTAGGAAGGAAACCAAGGCTACTAAGATAAAGGTGGATGCAGATGGACTAGGGGCAGGAGTGCACGACCGACTGAAAGAGTTAGGGGAACCTGCACTAGAAATGCGTTCAGGAATGGCTGCAACTGACAGTGAACGGTTTGCTAACAAGCGTGCCGAATGGTGGTGGGGCTTGAGAGAACGGTTCGAGTCAGGTGATATAGACATTGAGGATGACGAGGAGCTTATCAGTCAACTGTCCAATATCAAGTACAAGATTAACAGCCGAGGACAGATACAGATTGAGAGCAAGGATGAGATGAGGAAGAGGGGTTTACCTTCTCCAGACAGAGCTGATGCCTTGATGTTGGCATTTGCCAAGCAGAAGGAAGTTAAGCCAGTGAGACTTAGAGCAAGAAGTGTAGGAAGGTGGTGATTGAATGAGCAGACCATTTGCGTATGTAACCGAGAGCGGGAGAGTAGTCAGGCAGGACATCCTGGAACAATATGCAGTAAAGAGTGACAGCAAGCAGTTACCTGCAGATAGTTTCAAGAGTTCATATACCCAGGGGCTGGTGCAACCGTTGTACAATCCAGAAGCACTGGCAAGAGTGCTGGAGATGAACACGTACCACTATAGAGCCTGCAAGACCAAGGCAAGGGATACAGCAGGGCTGGGATGGAGTTTGCGACCGTTGAAGGAGAATCCAAGCGACGAGCAGTACAAGAAGCTTGATGACTTCTTCAGCGAGATGCATGAGCCAGTAAGTAAGACCTTTGACAAAATAATGCTAGACTATGAGGCAATAGGTTATGGCTGTGCCGAGCTGACAAGGGTGAATTATGACCCAGACGGGGAGCCTGCCAACCTGGTTCATATGCCAGCACATACAGTACGAATTCATAAGGATGGCAACAGATTCGTGCAGATACGTGGCAACAAGAGACGTTGGTTCAAGCGTATAGGGTTCGAGTATGATGTTCACTGTGATACAGGTGAAATTAAACCACTAGGTTCAATCCCACCTAAATATCGAGCTACTGAAATCATGTGGTTCGTCAACTACACACCACGTAGTGACTATTATGGATTACCTGATATTATACCAGCACTGGGAGCAGTGCATGGTGACATTGCCAGACGAGACTACAATATAGCATTCTTTGACAACTGGGGTGTGCCAGCTTATGCAGTGTTCATTACAGGTAACTTTGACCCAGGTGAGTTAGATGAACAAGGCAAGAGCGAGTTTGAGAGGAGCATTGAGGAACACTTTAATGAGTTATCCAAGTCTCCACATTCAACACTGATTATGTCTGTGCCTACCGTGGAAGGACAGGGAGAAGTCAATATTGAATTCAAACCTTTGAGTACCGAAGTCAAAGAAGCCAGCTTTAGATTGTACAGACAAGACAACAGGGATGAAATCCTGGCAGCACACGGTGTACCTCCATACCGTTTGGGTATAGCTGAAACAGGTTCTCTAGGAGGCAACACAGCCAAAGAGTCAACTGAAATATACAAGCGTTCCGTCATTGAACCAAGACAGGAAATGCTTGAGAGTATGATTAACAAGCATATCTTGTGGGAAGGGTTTGAGGCATTCGACTGGGAATTCAAGTTCGCAGAAATTGATACCCAGGATGAGAAGCATGACATGGAGATGGCTATTGAACTGTTTAAGAATGCAGCAATGACACCGAACCAGCTTATCCACTACTTTGGAGAGAGGTTTGGATTACAGCCAGTAGACCACCCAGCTATGGATACACACTATTTGAGTGGGAAGCCAATTACCCTAGAGGTAGACCTAGCACCTGAAGTAGAAGCTGTGTTACTAAGCCTACAGGAGAGGTTATTGGAGGTGGCAGAGAAACATGCTAGCGACCAAGATGGTTTTAGAGATAGAGAAATCATTGATATACTTGCAAGCCTTAAAGCAGTTGCCAGCAAGCCAGCTAAGAGCCGAAGCTAGGTTAACCAGAAAGCTACAGGAGTTGTTTGCAGAGGTTGCCGAACGTACTATCCAGGAGCTACTGAGACGTAATCGACTACCAACAGATGATGCTACTATGAGACTGGTTATATCTCACATTCTTGGAGCTAGTGAAGACTACCAGGAAACGTTGGGTGGAGAAGCATTGCAAGCAGCACAATATGGCAGAAACCGTATTATCAGAGAGTTGCAAAGACTGGGTGTGAGTGTATCCTTCAGTGAGTCCTCTGAAAGGGTTCAGAAGATGATTATGGAACATGTGTTCACAGCAAGCCAACACACCATTAGCAGGGTTGCAGGTAATGTAATGCAGAACTTGGCTAACAGTTATGCTAATGGGCTTGGAATAGATGATGCAGCCGAGGAACTACGAAAGGTGTTCCAGGCTATGCAAGACTATGAATTGAGACGAATTGCAAGAACAGAAATCAATTCATTTCAAAATGAAGGAGCCTACCTGACCGAGCAGGAGCTTGGTGTCAGATATCACATGTGGTATACAGCACAAGATGAGAGGGTAAGAGGAAGCCACTCTAACATGCACGGTGAGATAGTGCGAGTGGGAGAACCTTTCAGCAATGGGTTGTATTACCCAGGCGATAAGGCAGGTAGCATCAAGGAATGGATTAACTGCAGGTGCAGAACGGTACCATTCCTGATGCCTGAAGGAAAGATGGCACCACCAGGAGCCAGTTATTTCCGAGAGAGTGATTTGATTGAGGTTAGGAGGTGATTAGGTGAGCAGAAGAATCAACGACAGCTATGAAGTTATCATGGAGAGATTAAGAGCAAAGGTGTATAAGGAGCTAAACAACCACGACTCTAGTCAAGGCGATATCACTGACTTCTACGTGATACACACGTTTGACAATGCAGTGATAGTCCGAGATGAAATTAGTGGTAAGATGTATGAGGTTCCTTATATGAGAGGGGACACAGAAGTCTACCTGGGGCAACCACGAGAAGTGGAGAACGTGTATGTGCTTAAACGTTTGGAAGAGGCAGGAATTGACATTGCTAACAAGGGGCTTGACGTATGTGAGCTAACTGGACCAATTGTCATGAAGAATGCCAGCAAGCGTATAGCATATGCAGCAGTTCTAGTTCCAGGTGAACCTGACAGCGACGGGGAGACTGTCACAAAGGAGAAGATTGAGCAAGCTGCACATGAGTGGATGCAAAGTTACCGTAACGTAGACCTACAGCACACACTTAACAACGTAGCAGTGCCAGTGGAGAGTTATGTGCTACCTATGGACATGGAAGTTGATATGCAGGGTGTTAAGACCATTCTGCCAGCAGGTACATGGATATTAGCAAGCAAGGTACTGGATGAAGCCACCTGGGATATGGTAGAGAAGGGTGAATTAACTGGGTACAGCGTTATGGGTATCAGGCGAACCACACTAGAGACAGCTAGCAAAAGTGCAGAAGTGGCACTGAAGAAAACGTTGCTGAGAGACCTTGGAGAAGATTGGATTGCTGCAGCAGTCAGTATAGTTGACGAGCCAGCAGTACCGAAAGCAAAGTTCTTTGCTTTGAAATCCAAGGAAGTTCCAGCAGAGAAGTCTAAGAGTTGGTACCAGAAGGTTAGGGAGGTTTTGTTTCCTAACAATAGTGCAGTTAAAGAGGATGTCCAGGAGGGTGTTCCAGATAATGATGAGAAGGAGGATGATTTGACTATGAAACCTGAAGACTTAAAGAACCTGATTGATGAAGCAGTCAAGTCTGCAGTTGAGCCACTTCAGGCTGAGATAGAGGTCCTGAAGTCAAAAGCAGACGAGGTTGAGACCGAGGAAGTTGACGAAACCACTAACCAAGAGGAAGAGGCCTTCAAGTCTAAGGTTCTTGAGAAGCTTGATGAACTTGAAGCCAGGATTGGCAAGAAGAGTGCTGCACCTAAATCTTTAAAGGGGCAGGATGGAGACGAAGGTAATGAAGTCAAGAAGTCTCAATTGGAAGACCGAGACCTATTCGGTAGAAAAAGAGTATATAAGGAGGTTCGATAATCATGATTTACAGTAATGATGAAATCTTAGCAAGACTTGACGGTGCATTCAAGAGTATTACCGTTGAGAGCCTAGGTGACAGTATACTGGCACCTGAGAAGTTTAACCAGTTCATCCGTGCAATGCAGGCTAGAACTGTTATCTTACCTGAAGCACGTTTCATTGAGATGAACTCTCATGTAACTGAGATTGACCGTGTAGGGTTCACTGGTAGAGTGCTTACCGTAGGTAACAACTCTGACGGTACTCAGAAAGTGCTTCTTGAAGAGACTGAATTCTCCAAGCCATCCTTTGCTACCAACAAGTTGGTTGCGAAGGAAATGCAAGCAGTCACAGCAATCAGAGACAGAGCTTTAAGAAGAAACATTGAACGTGGTGGGTTTGAGAACACCTTGGTTGACTTGTTTGGTGAGGCAGCAGGTAGAGACCTTGAGGAATGGGCAATCTTTGCTGACACCGACAATACTGCTGACCCACTGTTAAGCTTGACTGATGGTTGGATTAAGAAGGCTAAGAACAAGGTGTATGGTGCAGGTATTAACAAGGACTTTGACCCAAGTGCCGACGACTTCCCAGAGAACGTATTGAAGGCGTTGCTTGATGCACTACCTAAAGAGTTCCTGGTGAACAGAGCCGAGTGGAGGTTCTATGTACCTTATGAAATTGAGGATGGTTATAGAGACCTTCTGAAGAGGAGAAATACAGCACTTGGTGACAGAGCACAGACTACAGGTGATGGATTGATGTACAAGGGTATCCCTGTGGTTTACTGCCCAATGCTTGAGAGAGCAAGTGAAGGTATAGGTAGGGTGGCTATGCTGCAACATCCTGATAACATGGTATGGGGAGTATTCCATGAGGTTACTATCGAGAGAGAACGTGAAGCTAAGGCACGTAGAACAGACTTTGTTCTAACCATTGAAGCCGACTGTCACTATGAAGACGAGAACGGTGCTGTGGTTGCACTCATTGACCAGGAGAAGTAGGTGGTGAGTACCATGGCTGTTAGATTGACTGTAGAAGTCAAGAACAACAGCGATAAGGGTGTGTTCAGGGGAGGAAGGTTCTTTCCTCCCCTGAAGACCACAACCGTTATCGTTAGTAAATATCAGTTGGCTGAAATCAAGGCACACACAGACTTAGCAGTGGTTTCACCAAGGGATAATACCCAGGTGGAGCATTCTGTGGAGCCTGATAAACCTGATGTACCAGAATTTGCATGTCCTTACTGTGAAGACTATGTAGGTAAGAGCAGACAAGGACTAATGGCACACGTTAGACAAGCACACGAAGAGTTGTATGAGGAGTTCAAGGAAAGGGGGTAATGTGGATGCCACAATTCTATAGCACTGCAGATGAGGTGATACAGTATACAGGTGTCCATCCCCAAGACCTTGGATTGGAAAGTGAGGAAGAACTCAAGAAGGTAATAGAGGGTTGGTTGGTACAGATTAAGGACATCATTGACCAAGACCGAAACCGTAATTACCACCAGGAGGTGGAAGACGGTAAGCGTACCGAAGTGCCACCTGGGATTAATCATATTGCCATGCGAGTGTGTGCCAACGTGATTGCTCAGACTACCTTCAGGAGGGAAAGCACTATTGTTCAGGTGGATGATTATAAGATACAGATGGTAGATGACCGAGTGTTTACTGATGCAATAAAGAAAGACCTTTCCAGATATCCTAGAAAGCCAAGCTTTGGCATGATGGTAGTCAAGAAGGAGGAGGTGTGAACCAGTGGATATTAAGATAGAGGGGTGGAGCCAAGAGGATTTTGAAAGACTGATTAGGAAAGCACGACAGGCAATTTCCCTGGCTATCAAGTATACAGCCACCGAAGTGTGGGGTAATATCCGTAAAGAAGCACCTGTAGACCACGGTAGGCTGGCTGGTTCATTCCAACTTGACAAAGTGGACGACTTAACTTATAGGATATCGAGTGGTGTAGAATATGCACTAATTGTCCACGAAGGAACTCCACCACATGAAATCAAGCCAAAGAGAAAAAAGGCTTTGTATTGGAAGGGTGCTGAACATCCAGTAAAGAGGGTTATGCATCCAGGAACTCAAGCTAATCCTTATGCAGACCGTGCCATTGAGCAAGCTGAAGAGAGACGAGATGAATTTATCAGTAGAGCATTAAGGGAGGTGGGGTTATAATGCCACATAGAATTAGACTAGACCAGGCAATCAACCAAATACTGGATGCAATAGTTGGAGTAATCGAAACTGAAGTCACGGAAGGGGGATTGCTGGAAGAA